TTGCCTCCGTCGTTGCCGTGGATCAGCAGGTCGCCTGCTGTGCCGATGCCGCCGAGGCCGCCGTTTTGTGACCCGGAGGTCGCCGTCCGCGCCATGTTCAGTCCGGCGGCTCCGCCGGACGCCGCCACAGTCGCACCGAATGAGGAAGCTCCGCCGGCGGCGCCGTCGTTCGCGCCTGCCACTCCACCGGTCCCTGCCGCTCCGACGGTCACCGCCACAGTGGCGCCGAGTGTGGTCGCGTCGATGACGGACTCGGCGTAGCCGCCGCCTCCGCCGCCCGACGCCGAGGCGCCCTGGCCGCTCGTGCCGCTCGCGACGGCTCCGCCGCCGCCTCCGCCTCCGACGACCTGCACGCGCACCCACTTGGCGTTCGCAGGCTTCGTCCAAGTGCCGCTGGCCGTGAAAATCTGACGGTTGGGCATGGCGAGCTGAGGGTCGATGCTGCCCGCCATCGTGGCCATGTGGTCGTAGATCCGAGCGTGGTCGGTCGACTCCGGGTAGACGATGCCGTGTGAGGTCGACTGGGTCACGTCAGCCCCTCTTCCAGTTGATGGTCAGGACCCACGCGGCGGACCAGGAGCCGCGCCCCGCGAGGCGGATGTAGGGGTCGTCGGATGAGACGGTGATGCCGAGGCCGCCGCGGGTGCCGTCGACCATCGCTTGTGCCCAGCTGTTCGGCAGCGTGAAGGCTGTCTCTGAGGGCGACACGTGGCCTTGGACGCCGAGCGCGGGCCCGCTCGTGGTCTCGTTCAGGGTGGGGAAGCCGCCGGGCCGGGTGGATTCGGAGACGAGGCGCAACGTGGGCGTGCGCTTTCCGAAGTCGCCGGAGGTCAGGCGCCGGAGCTTGACGGTGGCTTTGGTGACGGTGGCCCCGGCGATCGACCTCGGCTTGGAGCCGTAGAAGGCGAAGCCCGAGCTGCGGCCGAAGGATGAGCCGCCGTAGCGGCCTTGGTAGGTGTCGGCACTGGTGGAGCTGCCGATGTCGGTGCGCCAGTGCCCGTCACGCCACGTTGACGTCGCGACCGGCGTGCACACCAGGGAGCCTGTGGTAACCGTCGGCTTCGGCGCAGGCGAGGGGTCGCTGGGCGGCTTGACCGGGGTGTCGCTCGGTGGTGGCGGGGGCGGCGGCAAAGCCGGGGCGCCGGTGAGGACGGCGATCGCCCAGTACGTGGAGCCCTTTCGAACGATCAGCAGCGTGTTCCCGACTGCCACGGTGACGCTTGGCACGCACCGGACGGTGACCTGGATGCCTCCGATGTCTGCCAGGCACGCACCGCTCGCGGACGCGGTCAACGCGGTCCCGAACAGCGCTCCTTGCCCGGCGAGTGAGATCCGGGTGTCTGCGAAATCTGGCATCTACAACACCCTGACCGCGAGGCTCATTTCGCTGGGCCCGTAGGGCAGCGACATGGATTCGATCACGCACCTGGCGTTGACGAGGCCCGCGCCGGTGGCGGAGATGATGTCGCCGGTGACGAGTCCGGGGTGGGGAACCATGGTCACCCCCAGGCGTCGTGACGCTGTCCGCCGTAGCTGCAGCAGTTTTGCTGCGGCGGCGGTGCGACACTGTGCGACCGTCGTCATCAGCGGCGACGAGAACGAGTACGGAACGGCTAGCACGTTGAAGGGGCCGCCGAACCGGTAGGGGCTGGCCGAGTCCGTGTCGTAGACGACGCCCTGGATCTGGTTGCCGTTGGAGTCTTCGCCCTGGGCGACGACGACGTTGAACGCGCCGTCCCTCGAGGTGCTGCCCTGCCAGCGCAGCACGGTTCCGCCCGTGCCGTCGGTGAGCGACAGCACCGGGCTGCCGGCGTCCGTGAGCGCCTCGACTAGCAGCGTGCCGGCGGGCGTGACGTGGGAGTCGGCGGCCCACGCGTCGAGGACTTCGGTCAGGCCGCCGAGCCGGTCGTCGTCCCACTGCATGCCGACGGGCACGGACTGGTCGACCAGGCCAGCGCCGAACTCGACGGTGAGAGCAGGCTCAACAAGGCTGCGGATCGTCGAGGTGAGGGTGCCGGACGGCTGGAAGGGGGCGACGAACTTCGCCTCGTCGATCAGGGTGAGGAGGCCTTGCGCGGTAACGGTGACGGTGTCGTCGTCCGTGGACGTCTCAACGATCAGGAACCAGCCGCGGTCGATCCATTCGAAGTCGCCGCCGATGTCGACTCCGTAGCTGACGTGCAGCTGCTGCCCGAAGGCGGCGAGGGGATGGTTGGGGTCGGCGCCGGGGTCCCAGTCGAAGCCGCGGTCTCGGCGTGGCACGGTCAGGGTGACGCGTTCGGGGATGCTCAGGCTGCGGTCGCGTTCCTCGCTGCCGTCTGCGGCGGGGATGTCGGCGGCGAGGAGGTCGCCGTTCAGCCAGGATTCGGCGCGCACGTGCATGGTGAAGCTGCGCTGGACAACGCTCAGTGCGGTTGTCGACATGTCGAGCATGGGTCACCCGAAGTCGTAGAGGGCGATTGCCAAGAGCGTGGGGAACGCTGCGGCGATGTCGGCGAGGGTGGAGTAGTTGTTGGCGATGTCCTGGAGGGTGAACCCGGCTGCTTCCATGACGTCCGGCCAGTCGTCGGCCTTGACGACATCGAGGGAGAACCAGCGGAATTCGTCGTACCAGGTGGGCGCTTCGTTGTCGCTGAGCAGCGCGTAGGAGCCGTCGAGACGCGACAGGCTGTTCTGCTTGCGGACGAGGATGACGCCTTCGGTGGCCCCGTCTAGGACTTCGTTGAGGGCGTCGCCGTCCTCGTCGGTCTCGGTGCGGACGGTGATGGTCGAGGACGGGGCGGAGCGGGGCCTGCCGACGACGATGAGTCTGCCGCCCACGTTGAAGGTGGTGGCATCCCGGTCGCGCTTCTTCTCCAACGGAGACTCGATCTTCACCGCAGCTCCGATGCCACGGACCGCGTCCGAGATGACGTCGGCAGCAACAGTGGATGTGATCGGCCCCGAGTACACGGTCCACTGCGCGCCGTTGACGTCCGTCAGGACCGCAGCGTAAGTGATGCTGACACCGAACGGCTGCTCGGCATCCACCCGTAGGAGCGACGACTGCCCGGTGACGTCGATGCCGCTGGCCGCACGCACCGCGGTGAGATCGGTACCGACCTGCCGGTAGAACGTGGCCGTGACGATGTCGTCGCCGGTCAGGCCGGTCGCGCTCACCAGGTTGCGGGGCGGGAACGCCGTCTGCGGGGTGGCGGCGACGGCTGAGCTGGCCTCGCGGACGCGCAGTACACCAGCGACGCCGGTCGAGGCCACTGACAGGGTTGCCGTCACCGTCGGCGCCTGACTACCAGACCCCGCCGAGACGCTGCTGCGGTCCTCGATATTGCGGGCACCGTTGCCACTCGACGTTCCGAGATCGGATACATGGGTGACGGCAGCGAAGGTGATCCCCGTCGCGCTGATGGCTTCCGCACTGGCGGCCGGGGTCTGGTTGGGCAGCCCATATCCGATCAGCGCGAAGTCCCCCGCCTTCCACGTGAGCGCGGTCTGGCAGGCCGCCGTGAAGGAGGTGGACGACGTGGCGGACTCGCCGAACGTTGCCGCCCACCGCCATCCGGTCCCCGCCGTGCGGTCCAGGATCCAGATCCGACCGCAAATCACCGACCCCGACGAACCCGACGGGATCGCCGTGGTCGGCGCTGCATCGCTGCCGTTGAGCTCCCGCACGAACCAGGTCAGGCGGCGCGGCCCGGTGTTGAGGCCGAAGGTGCCGCTACTGCCGTTGAACGACCCGGCCAGCGACCATCCCGACGGGGTGGACGGCACGCTCCCGTTCGGGTGCCCGGATACCACCTGCAGGACGGCAAGCCGTCCCGCCGTGGCACCCGTCCCGTAGGCGACGCTGATCGTGTCAGTGTGACCCGCCAGAGACCCCGCGGAGATGAAGGAGATGGCCACCGCTACCTCCTCCCCACCTTCGCCCGATGTGCCTGGCGATCCTCGGACGCCTTGAGCTTCGGTTTGACCTGGACGTCGATGAGGTCCCTCAAGCGGTCGTCGTTGAAGTGGACGTGAACCTCGGAACCCGCGGACTCGAGGGCCGCGGCGAGCCGCTCCCACATCGCTTCCTGGTTCGGGGCTTCTCGGCCGCTGGCTGCGGTCGGGACGTAGCGGCGGCGCACGGACACGCCGCTCGCGGTGTCGGCGAGCCGCTGGGCTGCGGCGCCGACGAGCGGGCTGTGCATGTCCAAGCCGTGGGCCAGGCCCAAGACCACGTTCTTGCCGACCTCGTCGCGGAACACCTGGGAAGGACTCTTGATTTTCAGGGCCTTCTTGATGGCGTTGACGAGATCCTTGGCCAGCTTGTCGATCTGCTTCTGGAGTGCTGTCTCTTGCGCTTTCAGGCCCGCCAGGAAACCCTTCCCGGCCTGCGAGCCGCTGTCGTACATCAGGTCGGCCATGTCACGGCCGAAGCTAGTCGCGAGCTTCCCGCCGGACGCCACCAGCTGGTTGAGCTTGGTGACGTCCTGCGTGCGGAGATCCTTCCCGCCCAAAGTCGTCGCGAGCTGGCTGTTCGGACCGGCCGCCGCCAGTTGCGCCAGCAGATCCTTCGACGCACCGCGCGCCTTCAGGGACTTCGTCAGCGACACGAAGCCGCGGGCGCTCTGCTGCTGGCCCGTCATCTGCGAGATGAGATCACCCACCGACGTGGCCGACGTCCCACTGATGGACAGGAAGTCGCTGATCGTCGACGCCTGATCGCTGGCGAACTGGTTCGCCGTGTCGATCGTCTTCTGAATCGCAGCCCGCTTGTTGGCGAGCGATTCCAGCTTGCCGCCCCTCGACATGACGCCTCGGGCGGTCCCGCTGAACCCAGCGTTCAACAACTTGGTCGCCAGCGACTTGATCGCCGAGGCGATCGCCGAGGCCGTACCAGTCGACAGCGTCTTCTGGAGCCCGGTGGCGATCGTGTTGGAGATGCTGGTCTTCGCGGCGCGCTGCGCGTTCTTCAACGCGATGTTCGCGGCCTGCAGCTCCTTCTCGGCAGCCTGGAGCCGCTTTTCTGCTGCCGCGACACCCTTGTGCCGGCGCTTCGCCGAGGCAACCGCGTCCTTGGCGTCCTCGACACGCTGACGGTCCCGGCGTACCCGGTCCGCGGCGTTGGAGATGGTGCCGGACGCGTACCCGGGCAGCCGGATCCCGTTTGCCTTGGCCATGGACATCGAGTCGGAGTGGTTCCACACCGTCTCGCCGCCCTTGAAGGACACCAGCTCAGGGCCCTTCTCGCCGACCCAAGCCAGGCCCGGAGCAGCCCCGCCGGTGCCCTTCGCGTACCAATGCGGGCTTCGCGAAAGCCACTTGCTGTAGGCGTTGACCGGGTTGCCGTACACGGAAGCGATGTACGACAGACCCCACTTGATCTGGGTGGCCGGGTTCGTCTTCCAGTCCCCGCCAGCCGACGCCATCTTGGACGCCGGCAGCGACTGCGGGATGCCGTAGGCGCCTGAAGCCTTGTTCAGGGCGCGCTCGTTCCAGCCGGACTCGCCGTTCCACAAACTCTTCAACGCGCCCCAGTTGGCGCCGGTCCAGCCGCGGATCGCAGCGAGCTGCTCACCGATCTTCTGGTTCGCCGACGAGCCGCCACCGCCGCCACCGAGCCCGAGCAGGCCGAGAACGTCGCCACCCAGGCTGCCCAGCGCCTTCAGCGCCTTGCCAGGCAGGTTGGCGATGCTGACGAGGCCCTTCTTCGCGATCGCGGCCAGAGCCTTCGGCATGCTGCCGAAAATCTTCTTCGCGATCGTCGTGCCGTTGGCCTTCCCCATGCCCTTCAGCAGGCCGGAGACCAGGTGGCCGCCGATGCTCATGAACACACGGGACGGCGACTTGATCCCGAAGAACCGCTTGACCGCACCGACCACCGGGTCGACCAGGTTCGACTTGATCCAGGAGCCGATGTTCTTCATCGCGCCGAGGATCCCGGACTTCATCCCGCCGATCAGGGCGCTGCCCTTCGACGTGAGCCACGTCCCGGCGTTCTTGAAGGCGCCCACGGCAGGCGCACCGGTGTGCTTCCACATCCACGAGCCGATACCGGCTGCCGCGCCGAGGACACCGCCCTTCAGGCCGGAGATCAGGTTGACGCCGATGCTGGTGAACACCTTCGACGGGCTCGCGATGCCGAAGCCGGACTTCACCCAGTGCACGACCGGGTCGACGAGGTGGTGCTTCATCCAGGAGCCGATGTCCTTCAATGTCGACCAGGCGCCGCTGATGAAGGACTTGGCCAGGTTGAGGCCCGTCTGGTACAG